TGATGATTGCAATGGGAACCGACACTTTCCGTTTGTATCGCACTTGGTTGGTAGGTGCTAACCTTTACCACTACGCTGCTGTAGAAACAGCCGACATGGAGATTGTTGACCCTATCACTGGCATCAAAATCTACGGCTTGAACGGAATGAACGGCACTAACAAAATCGTTACTGGTTTGTGGTCTAACTTCTTTATCGGAACTGACATGATGAACGAAGAGGAAGAGTACAAATTTTGGTACAGCCAAGACAACGACGAAGTTCGCTACCGTGCTACCTTCAAATACGGAACGCAAATCGCATTCCCTGAGCAAATCGTTTATTTCTCTCTGTAACTGAACTGAATTTTTAACCCGGGGGGTGGGGCACAACCCTACCCCCTTTTTTAATCAAAAAAAAAATATGCCTTGTCTACTCACCACCGGTTTCCAGCTTGACTGCAAGACAGCAAGTGCTGGAATTAAGACAATTTGGCTCGTTGAATTCGATGCCAAATCTACATTGACCAAATCAAGCGGAGAAGTTTCTGCTTTGACACTTTCAGGAGCAAAAGTATTTTTCAAGTACGAACTTGAAAAAGAAACCGCTTCTATGACTTGGAGAACCATTCCAAGCACTGAAAACGGAACCGTTTATTATGAAGCCGACCTGGTTGCACGTTTGCACAAAGTGACCACAGCACAGCGTAATGAAATCAAACTGCTTGCCCAAAACCGTATGTTGGCCATTGCCCTTGATGCGAGTGGTGACTATTGGCTGCTGGGTGCTGATTATGGCGCACAATTACAGCAGAGCGAAAGCAATTTCGGTCAGGCATTTGGTGACTTCAAAGGTCACGTTTTGAATTTTCTGCACAAAGAGACAGACCTGCCTTTGAAAGTTCAAAGCGGTGTTGTAACTTCGCTTGCTCTTGGTTCCTGATTTTAGTTTTTCATAGTTTGCAAGAAAGGTCAGCATTCGCTGGCCTTTTTTGTTATGCTTCCAAAAAATGTACTACTTATATTAGATGCTGTACATTACAAAAGCAGGAAGCCCCGAATTAATAATCACCGGAAAGGAAAAGGTCACCATTTCCCCGGTTTATTATTTGTTGGTTTTTGAAAGCGAAATGTCGCAGGAACGCAAGGCATTTTTGGTCACGGACACAAGCACTGCACCTAACCGCTATCAGCTATTCACATTTACCGAGGGCAGCACAACCGCAAAAACGCTGGCAATCGGTACGCATTATTGGTCACTATACGCACAAACTTCATCCAGCAACACTAATTATCTGCTGGCAAATGAGGAAATCGACCGGGGATTGGCCTATGTAAGCACCAGCCACACCCCATTCAATGACCATGATGTGAACACAACCATTAAACAACACAACGTAGGATGAGCTTTGAGCTTTTAAAAATAGATTTCGCAGAAACTAAACTGCCCAAATTCAAGGAACAAAAGTCCAAAGGCTTTATTTCCTATGGTGAGAAAAACGATTTTCCGCAGTCATTGCTTGAATTTTACATGAGGGCACCAAAGCATGGTGCTATCGTGCGTACAAAAGCGCGTTTTGTTTCCGGTGATGAATGTGTGATTGAGGGGAGTGAGGAAGCGCAAAAGGTTTTAAACTACGTTAACCCATACGAGGGGCTGCATGAATTAAAGGCAAAGCTGGCCCTGGATTTTGAAATCTTTAACGGCCTTTGTTTTGAGGTTCACTACAACCGCATCGGTCAAATATCTGCGCTTTACCATGTGGATTTTTCAAAGGTGCGGACACTTGACCACAAAAGCTATCAATACACCGATGATTGGCAGAAATATAAGGCCGAGGATATTAAGCATTACCCGGCTTTTAACCCGGTGACAGCCGAGCCGTACAGCGTACAGCTTTACTACGCAAGGGAATATCAGGCAGGATTGGGAGTTTACCCATTGCCACCCTACCAACACGCGCTGCAATACGTGGAAATCGAGGTAGAAATAGCAAACTTCCACAACAATAACATCCGCAACGGGTTTTCCAACGGAACATTGGTGCAGCTATTCAAAGGGCAGCCATCACCGGAGCAGGCCCGGATATTTGAGCGCAAGTTTAAGGAGCGCACGGTTGGCACTGACAACGCAGGCGGTGTGCTTATTCAGTTCAATGAGAATAACGAGCAGCCAGCGACCATCAACCACTTGCAGCCATCCAACATGGATGAGCAGTTTTTGATGTTGAATGAAACGGTGCAAAGTGAAATCGTAATTGCCCACGCTATCCCCCCGGTGTTGGCAGGATTGAAAACCGAGGGCGCACTTGGACAGCGCAATGAGCTGATTGAGGCATACGAGATTTTTCACAAACAATATGTCAACCACCGCCAGCGCAAAATTGACTATTGCTTGCAGAGCGTTCTAAGACAAGTTTACCCCGGCATCACAATTGAAACCCGGAGCGCGGAGTTCATTGGCTTAGATTACGTTGAATTGTATCAGGCAGGGGTTGTAAGCATGGATGAAGCAAGGGAAGCATTAGGAATGGAAGCAAGCACACAAACGGTTAAGGATGCGGCACAGCGTGTCATCGAAAGTATCAATTCATTGTCACCATTGGTGGCAAATAACGTGCTGGCCAACATGACAATCAACGAAAAACGTGCATTGGCAGGGTTGCCACCTATCCCAAATGGGGATGTATTGGATATTGCGGCCCCGGCTGCTCCCGTTGAGCCTGCCGCATTCAGTTCTTGCGAACCGCATATGTGGCATGACAGCAAAGATTTGGATTTATTACTGAAATTTGGGGAGCCTGCCAGCAATTTTGAAGACGTGACCATGAAATTTGCCGAACTTGGCAAGGATGAAATGAAAGTTTTATCCGTTGTGTCGGCTGATGACCAAACCAGCATTGACGAAATCAGCGAAATAACCAAGATTGGCACGGATGAAGTGACCAAAATATTGAAAAAATTGCAGGAAAGCGGCAAAATTAATTGGACAAACAACGCTATCCGCATCACTGACATAGGCAAAAAGGACATAAACGACACCGGAAAGCTGCCAAAATTGGAGCTTAGGTGGAAATATACGCTTGACCCTGATGCTTTACCGCTGCAACCCGGTGGCAAAAGCCGTGAATTTTGTATAAAAATGACCGATGCAGCACGTTTATACAGCCGCCAAGACATCGAAACTTTGACCGCAAGGCTTGGATATGATGTTTGGACAAGGCGCGGAGGGTGGTACACGGTTCCTGAAAGCGACCCACCGCTTCACGTACCGCATTGCAGGCATTACTGGAAACAACAAGTAGTAAGGAGGAAAAACTAATGGCGACTTTTGCATTTTTTGTAAGCGAGCAAGACGTAAAAAAGAACACCCCTATTGACGAGAATGTTGATAGCAAGATTTTACAAACTGCCATGCGGACAGCGCAGGACATTTATATCCGGGATATTATCGGCTCCGGCCTTTATGACAAAATCTGCAACGATATCAACGGGGCAGGGCTTGCCGGGAACTATTTGAACCTTGTCAACGCTTATGTGGCCCCTTGTTTGTACCATTACATCATTACCGAAAGTATGCTGCCAATGACCTACAAGATGATGAACAAAAGCGTGTCCACCCGTGGCTCCGAAAACAGCAATGCCATTGATTTAGACCAACTGACAAGGATTGAGCAGAGCTACCGGAATAAAGCGCAGTATTACAGCGAAAGATTGCGCGATTATTTGTGCGAAAACAACACGCTATTCCCGGAGTTCTTGAACCCGGGCAGCGGCATTGATGTAATCCACCCCCAAAATCAGGCTTTATTTGGTGGGTTTATTTTAGACAGCGACGATAATTGTTTCTACAACTACGACTTTCCAAAAGGATGAGCAAAGTAAGGCAGAAAAACGAAAACAAACTTAAGATATTTTTAAATGGTAACGATAAACCAGCTCTTGGAAGCACTGGACACAGCAGGCCAAAACCACAAGCAAATAAAGGCAACGCTCATAAACGTTGACCCCAACATCAATGCAAGTGGTGAGCAGCTTTATCCACTTATGCGGATATTTCCGGATGGCTCACAAGTTACCGTTGACCAAGTGAGATACCGATTTGCGGTTGCTATCATGGATAGACACCGGGAAGATTTTACCGATGCGGTTGAACGCATTTCCGATATGCACACGGTGATGCTGGATATTTATTCCATGCTTCGTCACGTTTATCGCGGCAACATTGCCGGGAGCTGGAACATTAACGATGCAATCACACCTTTTTACGATGACAAAACAGACATCGTTGCAGGGGTTGCGGCAGTGATTGAGTTCGTCTGCCCTAACCTGC